CGTAAGTTTGCTAATACGTTTCTTAACAGAGTCACTATATTCAGACAGGTCTTGATCATCTGCCACCTTTTCTTTCGTTTCGACTGCAACTTCGGTATCTGTGCTAGTTTCTTCTTGTTCACTTTCTACCTCTACTTCCTGTCCTTGTTCTTTTTGTTGCTCTTCCTTTGTTTCTGCATCTTGCATACTAAGCTCCGTATGATTTGATGTCATCGGGATTGACAATGGTTGCAATGACTTCATCGTCATTGATTATTCTAACTTCTCCACCCTCTATTTGGAATCGTGAACCAGCGTAGCGACCTATGCACACCCAATCGCCTTCCTTACACCAAGCTCCTTCTTCTCCAAATTTGTCAATATCTTTATACGCTAACGGACCAACTTTTACGACATACGCCACCACGGTTGCTCTCATTTCTCTTTCTCTTACTGGATCTGGAACGTAAACACCACCATCTGTTTTGTCTTTACCCATATAAGGCATAACTAAAATACGCCAACCTGTGGGCTGTGGGACTCGTTCTGTTAAAGATTTTTCTTTTGCTTCTTTTTCGGCTTTTTCTTTTGCTTGTCTTTGTTTAGCTACATATTCAGGTATTAGTAATGTCATTGTCAACCTTTTCCAGCAGGGTCTTTATTTGTTCCAATGCGTAGGTTAGACCCTGTATTTCACCTACCATTGCCTTATAACTAGACATATCAGACGCACTTCCACTCGTCAATGAAATACTTATGTCATTTATTCTATCATTCAAGGACTTTTGATATTTATGTAAAAAATCTGTGACTTTCATTAAATACCGAGTTGTGCTCTTCGTCTTGCATCATCAAATAGTCTATTCTCTTCTGTAAAATAAGCCATTAAATCTTCTGGATCTTTTGGAAAATTAGGACTAATGTTTTGAGTTATAACTTCTTTAGTTACTGCACTAGGAGAAAGATCTATGAGTTTAATTTCATCTCCCATGGGTGTAAAACCAATATTGTTTTCCATGTCTTTTCTATTTTCTGGAGGGAGCACATTTGCAATACCCATCCTATCTGATATTTGTGGGATCATGCTCGGTGGACCAAGTTCTGTTCTTATTACACCAAAATCTTCACTCATTGAAGGAGGTGTTATAAAAGCTGACTCTGTCATTTCGTTTGAAACAGCATCTTGCACTGGCTTTGGATAATCAAGAATACTTGTAATTCCTGCTTTAATATTATTAATTACCTCAGATAAATTAAATCCTAAAACATTTGCATCTATGGGGCCTGTTCTTTCAGTCGTTTCTCCTGCTTCTTGTTCTTTTAAAAATTGTTGATACCTTTCATCTCCTTCTGGCAAACCAGGTGAAGAAGTAATATAACTAAGACCAGGAATAATGTTTTTAAAAAAACTAGCTATGCCTTCTTCCATTGGTTTAACTTCACCCATAACAGTAGGTGCTCCAACAACATAATCTCTTGGTTGATAAAGCTGTCCTCTAGTTCTTGGATTCAGAGAACGACCACCAATTGCTTGGTTATAACGCAAATCCATAACGTCTGCTATGCCCTGTGTTCCTAAAATACCTGTATAGTCAACATTCTCTGCTCCAAATAATTTAGAAAAAAAAGATTCTGGGTAAGGATTAGTAGCAGTTCCACCTCTCGCTATATTATAGGTAAGAGCATCCTCAAACATGCCACCAGGCATTGGATCTTCATCCATATTTATACGAGAAGTGTCCGTAATATTTGTTCCGGGATAAGTTGTTGTAATATTTTCTGACCCTATAATATTAGAAGGACCACTTGAAAAAGTTGAATCATTATAATCTTCTGGAGTGTTTGAAAACCCTATTTCATCAGCGTAGGTTCCAGTGGTAGCTTGACTAACGTCTTGTTCCATTAACGAACCCCTCTAAATTGTGTGCCTTGGATAGCGAGACCCCCACCACGAGACCTTCTCACTAGATCGTTTATTTTTTTTAAAGCTTCCTTGTGAGTAATTTCTCCTGTTGCGGCTGCATTTTGAATATTTTTAAATTGATTCAGTTTTACTTTACCGACATTAATCTTTTTTTTACCACCAAAATTAGTTACTTTACCCTTAGATGCTTTAATTGGTTTTACCTTATTCATTGTGCTCTCCAAAACAGAAGATCCCCCATCCCTAAGTTTTCTTCCTTTGTTAACTAAATTCTTTGCCTTATTATATGACAAACCCATGTCTTTTGCAAACTGCCTAATCCTTGCCATTTACTTTTTCCTTTTTTCTTTAGGTTTAGAAAAATTCTTTGGATATACTTTTTTAATAGCTTTATTTAAAAAAGCAGATTTTTCTTTTTCATTTAAATTACTTAAATAAATATTAAACAATCTTTTCTTCTGATTGTCAGTCATATCTTCATATCTAGGTCTAGGAGTTGGTGTTTTCTTTATCATTTTTTCCTCAACATTTTTGCTGCTTGACCAACGCCTTTAATTCCAAATGACGCTGATATGGCAATAAACAGTAAATACTGATACCATTCTGGAAGCGTATTTAACACTTCAAAACCATTTCTTACATACTCTGTCATACCCGGAATGAAGACCAAAATTGCGGGAGCCAACAAAACTACTAAAGCAAATTCATCTTTCCAGCTATTGTCTGTTGCTTGTGCCATTTTACCTTCCCACTCGACTTCGCCTGCTGCTACTTTTTCTGCAACTGTTGCACGAGCTTTAGCTTCAGCGACTTTAGCTTCACCATCTGCTTTTGTTTTAGCAACTTTGTTTTCAAACCAAGTTCCAGCTAAATTAGCTATGGGTCCAATTAAAGCTTGTATCATTTTAATACCTCATTTAATCCAAACACTTCTAGTATCATAAAAGTAAAGAACAATAACAATACCCCACCTGCAATTAATTTTCCACTAAAATTAGAAGAAGCAATTCTTGTTGCTATAAATTCATTGCCTAAAATGCGTAACACAATTTCAAACGAATGATCATTTACACTTATGGATACGGGTTTTTTCTTATCTTCTGTCATTTTTTCATCTGCTGTCTTAAACTTTCCAATACATCATCTATACTTGGTTCTGGCGAATTTGGATTATGTAAACATCTAAACTGACGAGGACATCCAACAAAAGTGTCTGTAAATTCCAGTTCATAAGTTTTATTTGCTCCTTCATATATACAAGCCATTCTACCTTTATATGTTTTTTGCAATTTTAATCTGCAAGTAGTATATATCTTTCTATCTTTTTTCCTATTTTGTTTTTGTTGCCACGACCATTTTGGTTTATTTTTGTACTTATACTCTTTACCCCCAGAATTAAGTGATATAGGATATAACACAAATAAAAAGGCAAAAATAATTTTAAGCATACGCCTTTACCCATGTTTGTTTTCCTTATAAAGATAAGCTAAAAAGAATAAAAATCCAATCACTGTACAAAATAAAAATGTCCAGCCAATATATTCCCATATTTTGCGAATAAATTCTTGGCGATCATAAATTTCCTTCTGCCTACGCTTACGAATATCACCTTCCATTTTTAAAACATCATTCCAAGCCGTTGGCCCATAAGTCATATTCAAAAATATTTTCATTTCATAGCGTTGTTTTTCCATTTTTTTACGAGCAACAACAGCTTCTATGGCACTAGCCTCAATTTGATTTCCTTTAAATATTCTTTGTAAAGCCGATGGATTTTTTGTTTGCTTTTCTGCATTATCAATGTCACTTGCAGCACCCATCCACCTAGATAAATCTTGACCCATTGATTCTATATCACGCCCAACGGCAAATCCAGCTTTCAATGCACTAAAAGCTTTTGAAGCGGCGGTTAAGGCTAGACCAATAGTTGCGGGGTCCATTATTTATTCCTTTTTAATGCTGCTTGTGTATTTATTCTGTAAATATTAACATCATTGCGATCTTCGGCAATTTGTTCTTGTACTTTAGTCCTTTGTTGTGCCAATTCATACGCTTGTTGCAGTTTTGCTTGGTCAATTTGAAAATCCATCATGTCATTT